GAACCGAAAAACTTGAGCAGCTTGAGTCAATCCTTGCCATCGCTCAAGGAAGTGCAAGCGACACTGGCGAAAAGGAGCCTGTTGCGCTTCACTGAATACACAAACCCTATGTATGTGAGCGCACAGCATCACAAGCGCATAGCGGAAAAGCTAGAGGCAGTAGAGCGCGGCGAGATTGACCGCCTGATGATATTTATGCCGCCACGCCACGGCAAATCGGAGTTGGCGTCGAAACGGTTTCCTGCATGGTGCTTGGGTCGCAATCCACGGCGGCAGATAATCGCGGCAAGTTACAACAGCGACCTTGCCAATGACTTTGGCCGGAACGTGCGTAACATCGTTGCAGAGCCTGAGTTCGGGCAAGTGTTTAAAGGCGTATCACTGGCAGCAGACAGCCAAGCGGCTAACAGGATGAACACCAATGCAGGCGGCGCTTATGTGGCTGCGGGCGTTGGAACGGCGGTAACAGGACGCGGCGCGGATATTGCATTGATTGATGACCCGTTCAAGGATCGGGAAGAAGCGGACAGCCAGCGGCGGCGCGATGTTGTGTGGGATTGGTATCGTTCGACACTGTTCACGCGGCTCATGCCCGGCGGTAAGATCGTATTAATACAAACACGCTGGCATGAGGATGATTTGGCAGGGCGTTTGCTTGAGGCGGAGGGCGATCAATGGGAGGTGTTAGAACTTCCCGCGATTGATACAGAAGGTAAGGCGCTTTGGCCTGAATGGTATGACGAAACGGCGCTGGCAAGGATTAAGGCAACAATAGGCCCGCGTGAATGGTCGGCGCTTTATCAGCAGCAGCCACAGCCGGACGAAGGCACGTTCTTTCAGCGCGACTGGTTCCCGTCATGGGATAAGTTGCCCGAGCTTAGATATTACGGAACTTCCGATTATGCGGTGACAGACGGCGGCGGTGATTACACGGTGCATCGGATATGGGGCATTGATAGCACGGGCAGCATTTACCGCGTTGACGGATGGCGCGGACAGTCAACATCTGACGTATGGATTGAGACGAAGTTAGACCTGATAGCCAAATATAAGCCGCTATGTTGGTTTGGTGAAGGCGGGGTAATACAAAAGGCAATCGAGCCAATGCTTAAGCGCCGAATGCGCGAACGTAGCGTGTTTTGCCGTTTGGAATGGATGTCATCTGTAAGCGACAAGCCAACACGGGCAAGATCGTTTCAGGCAATGGCAGCAAGCGGGCGCGTTAAGTTTGAGCCGGGTGCGGATATATCGGAGTTTCTGGTATTTCCGGCGGGCAAGCATGATGATGACGTTGACACAGCAAGTTTAATTGGACGCGCCATAGATCAGGCGCATCCGGCAATGATAGCAACAACCGGGCAAGTGCGCCGCAGACCTGATTACGGGTATAGCGAGCATTACGAAGATAGCTGGAAAACGGTTTAGGGGGTTTGATGATTGAACTAACTGACCGCATACGCAAGTTTGAGGAAAGCGAACAGGCAAGCCAAGACGGACGCCGCGAGTCTGAAAAGGCCCGCGATTACTATGATGGCAAGCAACTGTCGGCTGACGAACTAAAGGCATTGGCAGCGCGTAAACAGCCGCAAGTGGTTGAGAACCTTATTCAGCCTAAGATTGACTATCTTTGCGGGCTAGAGCGCCAGACACGCACTGACCCAAAGGCATATCCGCGCACATCTAGCCATGAAGACGATGCAAACGCTGTTACCGATGCACTGCGTTATGTGGCGGACGATCAGCGCGTCGATATTAAGCGTTCGGCAGTGTTCCAGAACATGCTTATCGAGGGCTTTGGCGGCGTTGAGATAACGGCACAACGGACACGCAGCGGCATTGACCCCAAGGTCACGCAAATATCATGGGACAGGCTATTTGTTGACCCGCATTCAATGCAAGCCGACTTTAGCGATGCGGAATATCTAGGCTTTATTACATGGATGGACGCAAGCAGCGCAAAGAGCCTGTATCCAGCAGCCGAAACTATTATCACGCAGACCATATCCAAGCCAACAGGTTCGGCATACGAAACATACGACGATAAGCCGGGCTATGCATATTGGGCAGATGCCAAGCGCCAGCGCATCCGCATTGTGACGATGTATTGCCGCAAAGGTGGCGAGTGGTATCGCTCTGTCTTTACGCTTGCGGGTGACTTAGAAGAAACAGGCCCAAGCCCTTGGTTGGACGAAGACGGACGCCCTGAATGTGGGCTAATCCTGCAATCAGCCTATGTTGACCGCGACAACGACCGCTATGGCCCTGTGCGTAACTGGTTGAGCCTACAGGACGAAGTAAACAAGCGGCGCTCCAAGTTCCTGCATCTGGCTAACAGTCGGCAAATCCGCGTTGGTTTGAACTTGGGCAAGGATGCAAATGCGATCCGCAAGGAAATGTCACGCCCTGACGGTGTGGTTGTTGCTGACCCTGGCGAGATTGAAATCATCGGCACGGGTGACATGGCGGCGGGCCACTTCAATCTGTTGGCAGAGGCAAAGCAAGCCATTCAGATGACTGGCCCCAATTCGACGATGCAAGGCAAGACAGGGCAAGATCAATCAGGCCGCGCAATTTTGGCATTGCAGCAAGGCGGCATGACAGAGATGGCCCCGCTGCTGGATAACTTGCGGGACTTTAACATCCGCATGTTTCGGTCAATCTGGAATCGCGTCAAGCAGTTTTGGACTGAAGAACGCTGGGTGCGTGTTACCGATGACGAAAAGAACGCGCGGTTTGTGGGCGTAAATACGACCAAGGGCAAGATGGCGGGCATGAAGTTGCAAGAAGCCGTTAAGTCAGGCGAGATTGACGAGCAAACAGCGCAACAATACGCGCAACAGATTATGTCCGACCCTGCCATGATGGAACCAGCTAACCAGTTGGTCGAGATGGACGTTGATATTCAGATCGATGAAGTAGCTGACGCGCCGACTTTGCAGATTGAGCAATTTGAACAGCTTGTGAAACTAGCGCCGATGACGCCGCCGCAATATCTGCCTACCATGTTTGAACTTATGGTTGAGGCGTCAAGCTTGCGGAATAAGGACAAGCTACGCGAGATCATGGACAAGGCCAAGCAGCCGCCACAAGAGCCAGACCATATGCAACAAATGCAGATGGACGGCATCATGGCCAGCTTGGAAAAGACCAAGAGCGAGATCGCCAAGAATTACGCACAAGCGGAGGCAATAACCGCCAACGTGCAAATTGACGCTATGCAAGTAGGCATGGCCGCATAAAGTTTCAGCGTCGTGATGACGCCGGATTGGGTCGCATTAAGACATTTTAATACCGCGCTTGCATCCACAGCTTTTAGTGTGACCGCGAACGACATCGGAAGAAACTGCAACAGTAACAGAACCGCAGTCACAAGTTAAATTCCAGAATGTCCTACCGCCTTCTATCCTGTTGAGGTTTAAAAATGTCAGGTGATCAAATTTTTGGCCTGTCCTATCTACAAGCTTTGAATAACCGCTCCTGTTTTTAGTTTGCTGCAATGGCGTTGCCCATCGACAGTTTTCAGGGAAGTAACCCATTTCATTGTCAATCCTGTCTAATGAATGACCTTCAGGACGCGGCCCCATGTCGGCAATAAAATTGTCGAAGGATTGCCACCGCTCGCAAACAGTAATGCCGCGTTCGGTGTAGTTTAAATAATTGTGGCGGTTCTTGTTCTGGCATCGTTGTTTCATGCTTGTCCAAGAGCGAAAGCCGGGAATTTGGTTTCTTTTATCCATTGCCAGTGCTTACACCAAGCAGCGGCGATGTGCAAGTATTTGTGGTTATTCCACAAGTTGGGTCGCCGCCATTCCGGGCGAACAGGTCGCCGCTGTCAATCGGGCGTAAGGGTAAGTCATGGACGATTTGGATAATATCTTAAGCGATGAGGTTGTAGGAGAAACTGTCGAGCATGTTGAACTAATAGCGGAAACGCCAACGGGACAACCACGCGATGAACAGGGTAAGTTTGCAGCTAAGGGCGAAGAACCGAGCGCGTCGCCAGCGCCAGAGCTAGACCATGCAGCAATTGTAGGGGAACGCCGCCGCCGTCAGGAAGCGG